GGGAATATCTTGAGAATCTTGAAGAGCAGAAAGAAATTGTTGACCTATTCCCTGAGAATAGTGAAGCAGATACCTATACCGACTTGGTAGAGGCTATTGTGGTTATTGCCAATGACTCATTGTTGTTAAAGGCAGAGCCAACGCCTTACATGATGAAGGATCGTCCGATTCTTTCCTACCAAGCAGACACAGTTCCCAATAGAGTTATGGGTCGTGGCACAGTAGAGAAAGCCTACAATATGCAAAAGGCGATGGATGCACAAATCCGTAGCCATTTAGACTCTCTTGCCCTAACAACTAGCCCCATGATTGCGATGGATGCTACCCGTCTACCAAGGGGTGCTAAGTTTGAGGTCAAGCCTGGCAAAGCAATCCTTACCAATGGCGCACCTTCTGAGATTTTGATGCCATTTAAGTTTGGCACAACTGACCAAGGCAACATCCAGACTGCTACTGCTTTCCAAACGATGCTATTACAGGCTACTGGTACGTTAGATTCCCAAGGATTAGTCTCTGCCGTAGCCCGTGATGGTGGTCAAGGCGGTATGTCGATGGCGATTGCCTCGATTATCAAGAAGTACAAGCGCACTTTGGTGAACTTCCAAGAAGATTTCTTGATGCCATTTATTAAGAAGGCGGCTTTCCGCTATATGCAGTTTGACCCAGAGCGTTATCCCTCTGTGGACATGAACTTCATTCCTACGGCTACGCTTGGCATCATTGCCCGTGAGTACGAACAACAACAGTTCATTGGTCTATTGCAGACTTTAGGGCCAAACACCCCTGTCATGCCGTTGATTCTCAAGGGAATTGTGGGTAATAGTTCGTTTACCAACCGCTATGAACTCATGGATGCGTTGGAGAAAATGTCTGCACCTGATCCACAAGCGCAACAAATGCAACAAGCACAGCAACAATTGGCTATGCAAGCGGCACAGGCTCAGATTGCTGTACAAACTACACAAGCAGAGCAAAATCGTGCTGAAGCAACCAAGACAATGGTTGAAGCGCAGTTGTTACCACAGGAAATGCAAGCAAAAGTCTTGTCAAGTGCTACTACCAACTTGCCAACTCAAGATGATGCCGCAAGTCGTGAGTTCGACAAACGAGTTAAGATTGCTGATCTAATGCTCAAAGAGGCTGACATCAAGAATAAGAGCAAGATTGTTGAATTGCAGATGGCAGACAAGCAACACAAAACAGAAACTGATTTTTTAGCCAGATTGTCTAAGGAACTCAAATAATGGACATTTCTGATTTAGAGAAAAAACTTGGCATTGATGGAATGTCTGCTGATGAGCAGATGGCAATGGTTATTGCCCTACAAAAGTCTGCCGAACAAAAATCTAAACAGGCTAGAGATGAGACTATTGGTAAAAGTGCTGAACTTGTTATCCAAGGTTTAAAGAAGATCAAATCAGACATTGAGACTCGTTTTTCCGAGTTAAACACGACTATTCAAAGTAAGGTTACAAGCCTTCAAGATGGAAAGGATGGTCGTGATGGCAAAGATGGAAAAAACGGACTTGATGGAAAGCAAGGCTTACAAGGCACTAATGGGCAAAATGGTCGAGATGGGCGTGATGGAGTGGATGGGATTGATGGTATTAGTGTCACCTCTGCTCGTATCGATTTTGATGGTAGCCTTATCATTGGGCTTTCTAGTGGTGTTGAACTCAATGTTGGTGAGGTTGTTGCTCCTGATCTTGCAGAACGCATCAAAGTTATTACTAATGGCGGTGGCACTTCTCAGTCTGTACTTGATACTCTAGCCTCCCTACAAAGCCAAATAAACACCTTAATTCCCTCTCAAACGGGTAATTCTGGCAAGTATTTGACTACTAATGGCACATCTACCTCTTGGGCAACCATTACAGGTTCTTTGAGTTATCAAGGAACTTGGAACGCATCAACAAATACGCCTACATTGGCAAGTAGTACAGGAACAAAAAACTACTATTATGTTGTTGCAACAGCAGGAAGCACTAACTTAGATGGAATAACTGATTGGCAAATTGGCGATTGGTTACTATTTAATGGCTCAGTTTGGCAAAAGATTGATACAACAGATCAAGTTACAAGCGTTGCAGGTAAGACTGGTGCAGTTATACTAAATAATGTAGATATAAGTGGTTTTGCATCAATAGCCGCTTCTGGAACTACAACAACTCTTACTTCTAGTTCTGCGCCAAACTATGTAGTAACAGGTTCTGGTGGGCAAACCATTCAATTGCCAGACGCAACTACGCTCGTTAATGGTGCATTGTTTTCATTTAACAATAACCAAAGTAGTGGAACAATACTTGTTAAGAACAATTCAAGTACCACTATTGCAACTATTCAATCAGGCGGTTACATCAGCATTGTTCTATTGTCTAACTCAATAGCCGCAGGATCATGGGATGTACATAACTATGCACCATCAAATGTTTCGTGGTCTACCAATACATTTGATTATCCTGGCTCAATAACAAGTGCAACATGGAATGGAAATGCAGTTGCATATAACCGAGGTGGTACTGGTCAATCTTCTGCATTTGTTGCAGGTGGGATAGTTTATGGATCAAGTACAAGTGCATTAGCAGTTACCGCAGTTGGTACAACAGGTCAGGTTTTAACTTCTGCTGGATCAGGAACTCCAACTTGGACAACACCAACAACAGGAACAGTTACTTCTGTAACAGGAACTTCACCAGTAGCATCTAGTGGTGGGGCAACACCTGCAATTTCTCTTGAATCTGGCTATGGCGACACCCTAAACCCCTATGCGTCCAAGACGGCTAAGTATGTTCTAGCCGCACCTAATGGAGCGGGTGGAGTACCAACATTTAGGGCATTGGTGGCAAGCGATATACCTACCTTAAACCAAGATACAACAGGTTCTGCTGGTTCTTTGGTAACAACCAACTTCTCTATTGTCCAAAGTGGCACAAAGTTGTTGTTTAAGTACGGAGCAACTACAATTGCTTCAATGGATTCAACAGGAATCATTACTTCAGCAACTAATATTATTGCAAATGGAACACCATAAAGGAAAAATATGGCAACGACAGTAACCCTAAAACCTAATGCGATTGACCTCTCTGGCTCGACTTCAGGGACAACCACATTGCAAGCAACTGCGGTGGCTGGTACTACCACCATCACACTTCCTGCGGCAACCGATACCTTGGTTGGTAAGGCAACGACAGACACCTTGACCAATAAGACTCTGACTAGCCCAACTATTACTGGTGGCGCACTTAACGGCACTTTAGGTGCTACAACTCCTAGCACAGTAGCGGCAACCTCTATCACGGCATCTACAACTTTAGGTGTTACGGGTACGGCTACGCTAACTGTTGACGCATCTATCTCAGGTCTAACAGTAGGTAAAGGCGGTGGTAGTGTTGCTAGTAATACGGTTGTTGGTGCAAGTGCATTGGCATCAAATAGTTCTGGCACAAATAACTGTGCTTATGGCCCTTCAACAATGTACACAAACTCTACAGGCTCTAGCAATTCAGCCTTCGGGTGGCAAGCATTAGCAGTAAATTCAACAGGCAATTACAACACAGCCGTTGGACAACAAGCATTGTATTTAAACGGAACAGCATCAAACAACACAGCAGTAGGTTATCAAGCATTTTATGGAACAAATACTGCTGGATACAATACAGGTGTTGGTGTTCAAGTTGGCTATTCAAACACAAGTGGTTCAGGAATAGAAGGTTTTGGTTATAGGTCTTTATATGCAAATACTACAGGCTCTAACAATGTAGGCTATGGAACATATAGTTTAACTGCCAACACAACAGGCAGTAGCAATACTGCTTTGGGTACTCAAGCACTTCAAGCAAACACCACAGCATCTCAAAATACAGCAGTAGGCTATCAAGCGGGATATACCAATAATACTGATGCTGGTGTTTCAGCCTTTGGGTATAGGGCTGGTTATTCAAATACATCAGGTTCAGCAGGAACATTTATTGGTTATCGTGCTAGTTTTTCAAATACAACAGGCTCAAACAATGTATCAGTAGGTTTAGAGTCCCTTTACTCCAATACAACAGGCGGTAACAACACAGCAGTGGGTTATCAGGCGGCATACAACTATGCTGGTGCTGGTGGTGTTACTTCATTAGGCTATCAGGCTGGTTATAACTTAACAACTGGCTTTAATTGCGTTTTTGTTGGTGCTAACGCACAACCTAGTGCGGCAAGTGACACTAATGAAGTTGTTATTGGTATTGCGGGTGGCGCATCATTTAGTGGAAAAGGTTCATCCACAGGTTATATAAACCCTAATGGTGGTGGCGTATACCAAGGCAATAACTCTCTTTCATGGTCTATTACTTCTGACCAACGCCTTAAAAAGAACATTGTTGATAACACCGAAGGTTTGAGCATTATTAGCCAGATTCGTGTTTGTAACTTTGAATATCGTTTACCAGAAGAAATTACAGAATTAGATTCTAAAAATGCTATTGTAATAAATGGTGTTCAACTTGGTGTCATCGCTCAAGAACTGCAACAAGTGTGTTCAGACTGCGTTAAAACAGAATCAACGGGTGTAATGTCAGTCAATTCAGACAACCTTACATGGCACATGATTAACGCTATTAAAGACCTTAAAGCATTAGTTGACGCACAAGCCACAGAGATTACCGCACTAAAAGCAAAGGTGGGAATATGATTGAATTAACAGAAAAACAGCAAATTGCACAGCACTACAAAGCGGCAATGGACTCAGTAAACCTGATTAACGCTGGAAAGCCAGAAGGCATGACAGCAGAAGATTGGACAGACTGCTTGGCTCGTAACAAAGAGCATCTAAAGATTATGCTTGCCAAGGACTTTTGGACAACTGAAGATTTATCTCCACTACAAGCCGCATCCGCATGATTAAACTAGAACTATCCATAGAAGAAGTTAATTTCATATTGGCTGTGATAGGTGACTTGCCTACAAAGACAGGCGCATGGGAACTGTTAAAGCGAATTAAGGAACAAGCAGACCCACAAGTGCCACCACAGGAAGTTCAAAGTGAATCCTGAACTGCAAAAGTATTATGAGGAGCGTTTTTCCATTATGGCGACTGTTGGGTGGAAAGACTTAATGGAGGATATTGACAACATGATAAATTCGTTGAACAATATTAGTACAATCCCTGATGAAAAAAGCCTACAATTCAAAAAAGGCGAACTTTCTATCCTAAC